CGTAGCCCCACTGCAGCACATCCTTGCCATCGCGGTCCTTGGCGTACACGCCGCGCAAGGTCTGCAAGATGATGGCGCCAGGGTTGCTCAGCCCCTCCTCACGGGTGGTGGCAGTCGCCCATGCCAGGCCATCCCACACCGGCAGCGGGCGGGCGCGGTAGGTCGCACGTAGGGTGTCCAGGCTGCCAGACAGCTGGCCCGTGGATTTGATCTTGATACCGATGCGGCCCCATTGGCTGTAGTCCGTGGTGTCGGCCTGGATGGTGCGCAGCGATGTCCATGCCACCTGGCGCGTGGTCTTGTCCGGGTTCGGTCCGTCCAAGCGGCGCATGCGCACCTCATACTGGCCTGACGGAACGGCTTTACCGAAGGTGGCGCGCCGGTTCTCTGTCGTGTTGTTGCTCAGCTGCTTGGGGGCAAAGAGGTTCTGCCAGGCCGAGGTGCCCACGGCACGGTACTGCGCCTCCAGGTTCAGGTAGGCCCGCTTCAAGCCCTTGTTGCCCTGGGTAAAAAGCTGGTACTCCAGATCCACGTGCAGTCCCACGGCACCTGCGGAGCTGGTGCGCGTCACCCACGCAGTGGTGTCCGCCAGCTCCCCACCTGCAATGGTGTCCACATTGCTGTACAGGGGCACGGCCACGCTGGGCATGCCGCTGAAGCCATTGTGGTACACGCTCACATCGGTGTACGAGCTGATGGGCGTATCACCGATGGCCAGATCCGCTGCTGTGTGCACATTGATGCCACCCAGCAAGATCACGGACATGTACTGGTCTTCCCCTTCAGACCACGTATAAGACTGACTGGCCAGGTCAGGCGTGACGCGCATTTCCCCCCACAGCACCGGCAAAGGTTCGTAGAGCCGCGCACTGTTGCGCTGCCCGCTCAAGCTGTAGACCTGGCGCGCAGCGGCCACATCACCGACCTTGGGCACCTTGGGGCCCAGCACCTTGTTGATCAGCATGGAGCCGGCAATGACAACCCCAGCCTGGATCGCTGCCAGTGCAAACCCGGCGGAGGCGGCCACATAGGTGCCGCCCGCTGCGCCATAGATCCCGGCGGCAATACCGCCAGAGAACCAGGCTAGCGCGGCAACGGCCACCAGCTGAACGGCCTGCTTGGCCACCACGGCACGGCAGGCAATGTGCATGCCGTGCTTGGGGTAGACGTGGGCCCACATGGCGCGCGGCACCATGGACCCACCAATGCTCACCACCCAGGCGCCCGATTCGATGCCGGGCACGTGCCGGCCCAGGAACATGGCCAGGCTCTCGCCGGGCTGCAGATCCACCGGCACATTGCGCTGCCCCTCCTGCGTCAGTGCATGCGGTGTCACCACCAGGCGGCCCATGGCGTCCAGCAGCTCGGCCGGCATGCCATCCACGGCCGCCACAGCAGCGGCTTCAGCGCGGGTCATTTCCATCGGTAGTACCCCTCGACCGTCAGGCCCAGGCCCGACAGCTCTTGCAGCCGGTGCAGCGTGCTGCCCCCCTGCATCCAGGCGGCCACGTGCAACACATACGGCGTGTAGTTCAGAAAAAAGTAAGTGCCGATATGGCCTGCATGCGTAGCGCCTACTTCGCGCATCAGCACGGCATCGCCGTCTTGCGGGCTTGGCACAGGATCTGCCAGCTGGGCAGCCATGGCGACGATCTCCCGAGCCTGGGCAGCGCTGTCCAGCGGGCGCGGCCGGCGCCCAGGCAGCAGCACCGCACGGCCAAACACCTGCTGCTGCACCTGCATGGCCAGGTCGGCGCAATCCATACGGCGCGGGTCATAGGCAATGCCCACCAGGGCTTCAATGCGTTCGAGCATCAGAAAATCCCCGGCAAGGTGAAAGGCGTGGCCATCTGCTTGCAGGCGGCCTGGCTCGTGACTTCGCCCACGCTGCATCTGGCCTGCGCACTGGCGCCGCTGATGCTGACGCTGGACATGGGCAGCCAGAACACATGCTCATGCCGGTCGGGCGTATCGCGGCCCACCACGATCAGCTTGGCCATGGTGGTGGTACCGGGCTGGCGGCGCTCCAGCTCATCGCTGACGCCACGACCCACGTTGTCCATAGCCAGTTGCATCTGCGGTGCTTGACCCGATACGTCGTCAGGCAGGGAGAAGCCAAAGGGCAGGCCGATATAGGTCTTGCCCTGGCTAACAAAGTCCTGAACGTCATTGCAGATCAGCATCGAGTCGGAGAAACTGGGGTTCGAAACCTCCAGCAGCTGGATGCAGCCCACGTCATCGGTGATGCGCTGGTTGCGCGTGCGGAAGTCACTCATCGCAGGTACTCCAGGGTGACGGATCGCTTGGAGTGCCCAAATCCAGGAGACAAGGGCTCAAGGTTCCCGATGTCACCACCCTTGAATCTCACGGACCGCACGGCGCCGGTGCGCTTGTCACGCCAGTTAAACCAGCCGATCCGCTTGATGGTGTTGAAGTACCAGTCCTCGAAGCTCAGAGAGTCCTTGCGGGTCCTGAAATACAAAGTGGCCGCCACTTGGACGACCACTCTGCTTTGACTCACCCGCATTTTTGCGAGGCCTCTTTCCATCTCAGAAGCAAGAACGCCGGGGTCAAACTGAACCCCGGCGCCGTCTCTGAGTATCCGAACATAGCTCGGCAACTCTGCCATATTCACCCCCTCATACGCTCTCGCTGTTGAAGCGCCTGATCCACGCGCCCATAACCCCCAGCAAGCTGGCTGGCGACTTCATTCACAGCGCCATCCTGGGCTTGCTTCAAAAACGCCTTCAGCAGAACTTGCCCATCTGGCCCTTGCGTCGCCTCTGTGCGCTCAACTTGTAGAGGCTGGCCGCTGTTGATGAGCTCCACCTTGATGTCACCCTCACGATCCCATCCGGGTTCAGCAGGTGGACCCTTCCGTTGCGGTCTGTGACTTCGATCATTGCCTATGCTCCTCGCGCTGCTTATCTCGGGAATGGTGCGTGGCACACAGTGCTTGCCAGTTGCTGCGCCGCCAGAACAACGACTGATCCCCTCGATGTGGGGTGATGTGGTCAACCACGGTTGCGGCTTCCACCCGGCCTACCGCCTGGCACATCACACACAACGGGTGCTCTCGCAGGTACTGGGCGCGGGCCTGTTGCCACTTGTAGCCATAGCCCCGCTGTGCCGATGTCTGCTCGCTGGTGCGCCAGCTACCGGCCTGCATGGTCGGGAGTGGGCGCGCGTTCAGCATTGGAACTTGGCTTCTGAGCGTCTGGAGTTTGGGCATACCGACCCGCGTTCTGCAGGGAAGTGGAGCCGCCGCAATATTTAATTGCCGCCCCAATAAATTACTTGCATTGCTATTTAATTGCCGCTACAATTAATACATGCGCTACACATTCGATCACGCCAAGCAAGCCGCCAACGTCGCAAAGCACGGCATCTTCTTTTCGGCTGCTGACGATTTCGAGTGGGAAACTGCCCTGGTGCTGGTCGATGACCGCTACGCTTACGGCGAAACTCGATTCACCGCAGCGGGCCTGATCGGAGAGCGCCTGCATGTGATGGTCTTCAATCTGCGCGAGACCGAAGTGCGAATCATCAGCCTGCGCAGAGCCAACCGTCGAGAGGTCAAGCACTATGCAAACCACTTCTAAATCGGGGCGAAAGCTCCTTGTCCCCACCGAAGCAGAAGACAAGGCAATCAGCGCGGGGATTGCGGCTGACGCCGACAGCCCCGAACTGGGAGCCGAGTTTTTTGCAGCCGCCCGCCCAGCCGCCGAGGTGCTCGGCGCTGGCGTAGCTGCAGCGCTCGTAGCCAAGCGTGGCCGGGGCCGCCCTGCGGGCAGCGTGGCCGAAGAGACAAAGTCCAAAGTCAATTTGCGCCTGGACGCTGACGTACTGGAAAAGCTGCGCGCAACAGGCAGAGGCTGGCAGACGCGGGTCAATGAAGCCCTGCGCGCCGACCTGGAAGCTGGGCGAATCTGAGCGCCAAAAACAAAAAAGCCCGCTGGCGAACCTGGCGGGCTTTCTTTTTGTCACGCCGCTGGCTGCCGTTAGGCAACCAGGGCACACGACTCAGTGTCGCGGAGAATTGGCGCGATTGTGCCACGCTCTGTCAAGTAGCGCAAGCGGTAGAACGCCCAGAACCGGCGCAGACCTTCAATCCTGCTGTGGTCCCACACATCCCGCTGCAGCCTGTACCTGCGGCGGGCGGCCATGGGGTGCTCTTTCTGCGGCACATAGATGGCAAACAGCACGCGCCGATACTGCATTGGCACCACCTGCAGCGCTTGCTGCACCTGCATGGCGCTCCAGTCAGCGATAAAGGGCTCCATCGGCTCTTCCTCCCGGTTCACCGGTGGGCGGTAGGCACCCTCTGCGCTGGCGCAGCGCTGCTTCTTGTACCGGTCCTGGGCCCAGCGCCCGTACTGCTCCAGCAACTCTTCCGCATGCCGCAGATCCGCCGGCACCGTGATTGGGATATCTCGCTTCAAATTCACCTCCCCTGCTTCCTCAATTACCCATCAGCCGGCACACCGTCACATTCAGCGCGCCCAGCTCGTCCATCTTCTTGATCGCCCACATGCGCCGCTGGCCATGCAAGCCCATCAGCGCGCCACGGTGGCAGCTCTCGCACAGCGCCACAGCCGTGTACTGCTGGCCCTGCTTCACGTGGTGGGCCTCGCTGGGGCCCGGCTGGTCGCAGACACTGCAGGGCAGCTCCTTAACCCGGGCCAGGTGTTTACGCTCTCGGTCGTTCAGCTTGTTCAGCACCGCGCCTCCCAGCTGTCCACGGGCACCATCACCCCATAGTCATCGACCACAAAAATCGTCTGCGCGCCCACCGGCACCAAGTTCTCGCACCTGTTGCGCATCCAGTTCGTAAGCAGGTAGCGGCCATCCTTCAGGCGCACCAACTCCGGCACCAACAGGCGGGCCACCGTGCTGCCCGTGCTGCGCCGCTGACCGGCCAGAGGCACCGGCTTGCCAAAGAATCCGACGTCCACCATCAGAACGCCTCCACTTCCCATCCACCGCCCTCTTTCTTGGTGCGGGCCTTGATGGCGATGAAGCGAAACGGGTACTGATCTGCCGCGATCTTGATCTTGGTCCTTGCGTCGTCCTGCCAGTACCCTTTGACCTCATGGCACTCGATCACGCCGTCGGCGGCCATCACAGCAAAGTCCGGCGTATAGAACGTGTTGTCGGCAAGCCGCAGCTTCAGCCCTTCAAACCGGCGCCACAGGATCTGCCCCGCGTGCTGCTGCAGCGCGAGGTGCTGGTCATAGGCGGCTTCGGTCTTGTTCATGGCGCCGGCTTTGAGCCGACCCAGGGCATACATGGCCTGCTTCATGGGCGCCCGCCTTCCTGCTTGGCCAGCCACTCGATACGCGCCTTGGCAGCGCCAGCATCCACCGCAGCAAATCGCTCGCACGCGGCTGCCTCGGCGCTGGTGGTATGACCAGGTAGCTTCTTCTTCAGGCAGCGGGCGTAGCCCAGGCGGGCCATGCTGCGGTCCGTGTCCTTGAGGGACCAGTGGGCGCAGCCACTGCAAGTGCTCTGCGGCGTCATGCGCGCCTCGCTTCCTGACCTGTGCTGGTGTTCGCAAGCAAATGCATGGCGTGCTTCTCCAGCCTGCTGATCGTGGTCTTGCCAGCGGCATTACCGTTTTGCAGGACCGCAATAGCGCGCGCCTTGTCGCCCACCAGGGCCGGGCGTGGCAGCTGCAGACCGCTTCGTGTGTATTCGTGGTCGGGCGATCGATCCCCCGCCAAGCGCCGCTGGTACTCAAACTGCCCGCGCGACGTGTAGGCACGGTGGGCTTCCTGAAAGCGGTGCTGAAGGTAAGACAGCTCCTGAAGGTCGGTGCGGCAGACCTTTGGCCAGCCGCCCAGGTCTTCCACCACGGCATGGATGGCCGGGTCGTCAAACACCACATCGCTGTAAGCGCCCACGGCACTCATGGCCTCGTGCACCTTGCCCCAGGCCAGCGCTGCCCGGTCGGTGCTGGTGCCCTGCAGCATCCGCACCAGGTCGGCCACCTTGGGGGCAAACTGGCCGCGCTCCGGGTCTGTGGCGTGACGCTGTAGCGCGGAGGCCACCTGCTCCAGCTCGCAACCCTGCATAGCGCCCCACCACACCGTCAACGTGAACTTGCTGCAGTCCTTGCCGTAGTACGCCATGGCGTCGGTCAGCAGGTCTTTGAACGCCGGCATTTCGTCAGGACGCATGGGCAGCTCCTTGCGGCTGGGCCTGCGACTGCATTTGCTGGAGCCAGGCATCCCCCACGGCACGATTGCGCGCCTCCAGCGCCTCTTGCTTGTTCTGGACTGCAGCAACACCCCCAGCGCCAGCAACCTTGCGGCGGTCAGCACGGCGGATCCAGTTGCGCCACGTGGCCTCCCAGTCGGCCTTGCGGGCGTCAGCGCCAGCCTTGCCAACCCAATGGTCACGAAAGCAGGCTGCCTCACGGCGCACGTCATCCGCAGTCAGGTCCTGGCGTTCTCGCAGGGCCCAGTCGCCCCAGCTCTTTGGCAGCAGCCAGTCTTTCGGCAGGCGGGAACCCTTGGCTTTGTCTGCTGGCGGAGCCGCAGGCGCAGCGGTGGCCGATGCCACGCCAGACTGATGCGCACCAACAGGATCTAGTTCTTTCTCAGGTTTACCTACTTGGGTTTCTTTATCTATATCTGTATCTATATCTGTACGCGTGACATCCGTACCCGTCACGCGTGACATGTCCGTGTCTGGGTTGTGACCTGCCGTGACATCGTTGCTGGATGCGGCTTTGGAAGCCTTTTCCCGCTCGCGCTGGCGCTTCTTGCGGTCGGCCGCTGTGGCGTCGGTGTCGCTGCGCATCTGCAGTCCATCCCACTTCACCGGCTGCAAGGTGGCCTGCTCAATCAAGCCGACCTCGGCCAGGCGGCGGGCCACCTCCTCCAGCGTGCGCACATCCAGGCCCAGCTTCACCGCGGCCTTGCGCATCAGCAGGCTCGGGGTATCGCCCTTGTCGAGTAGGCCCTCGCCCTTCAGGCACAGCAGCGCCACAAAGTGCCACCGGTCTTCAAAGGCCAGGAGCTTCAGCTTGTCGTCATCGACCGTGCGGGTGTACAGGCGGAACCAGGGGAGTTGCTTGCTCATGGCTGCGCCTTCGCGTTGTCGGCCGCATGGCGCGCATTCACCGCGGCGCGCAGCTCTGTCATCTTCTCGATGACGTGCTGAATCTCTCGGTCCACTCGCTTACGGTCGTTGTCCGAGAGGTGCTGATCCGCCAGTGCCCGAGCAACTTCGGAAACCACGTGCGCAGCCTCTTGCGAGCCGTCGGCGGACAGCATGTGCAGGCACATGGACGCGACAGAGGCCGGAGCCACGCAGGCCGCCTCTACAGCCACCTTGAAGCCAGAGCAATCAACGCCCTGCTCCCCCAGCATCTCCACAATGTGCTGGGTGTCCACCAGACCCAGCTTGTGCTGGCTCGATGTGCCGGCCAGCTCCTTGCGCAGCACTTCGTCGGACTTGTTCAGGCGCGCCGCAATCGCGGTGCGGCCTCCGGGGTATTGGTTCACTGCTGCGCGCAGTGCGTCGAGCCACATCATTTGTCTGCTCCTGGGTGAAATTGGACGTTGCGGGCTAAGCCGCTTGAAAAGACACTGACTGCATGCAAACAACTGCGCGTCAGATTCGAGAAGAAGGTGCCCGCCACTCCCTGGGATATGCTGGTGTTGCTTACACAACCAAAGCCAGAAAGGGCGGACATGAAACCGGAATTCGCACAAGCAGCGGCAACACTTGCGGCCGTGGCACTGCAAAAGCGCGTGAAAGAAAACTCCGACATCACCGAGGACTTGATGGAGTCCGCGCTGCTTGCCGCGATGCGTGCTCTCCACAATGCGCAGCAGAAGTGGGAGAAGGAGCATCCGCGCCCACCGGAACACCTGACGATGCCGAGGCGCTAGCCCGTTCACTCTCGAAGCGTTCGCGTCGAATTTTCTTGACGCCAGCATGCAAGCTGGAGGCGCGGTACTCGCGACGCGACTTCAGCCGCTGCACGGACTCAGGAATGGGGCCGCCAAAGCGGTATGGGTTAGCCATGGCTCGCCTCCTGGGTGACGGAGGGGCATGACTCGATGACCATTGGCTCCGTCCCGTACAGCTGCCCCATGGTCAACGCCAAGCCCTTGCCAGCGGCGAAATCAATCACGCGCTTGGCCATGCCCGGAAGGAGGGTCTGCCCTCGTTCGTAGTTGGCGACATTGCCTTGAGTGCAGCCAATGCCCGCGGCAAGTGCCTGCTGCGTCACGCCTAGTCTTTTGCGGATGGACTTCAAGTTGTGCATTCGCAAATTATCAGTCCGACTACTTTTAATGTCAACAGTCTGACTGTTTTGAAATTATGAGCCTTACTAATACCCTCGCCGCATGCCTGCCTTGCCACTAACGCACGAACAGAAAGCTGACGCTGTCCGGCTGAAATCACTGTTCCAGAACTGGAAAGAAGAGAGGCGCGCGCGCGGCGAGCTGGGAAGTCAAGATGCCTTCAGCGATCTTGTTGGCTTCGGCCAGAGCGCAGTCAACCAGTATCTGAATGGAAAGATCCCCCTGAACCCAGCTGCCGCAGCGAAGTTCAGCAGAGTATTGAAGTGCCATATCAGCGATTTCAGCGAGACGATTGCCGCTCAAGCTTCTGAGATTGCACAAGCCACGACGCTGGCAGGTGACGAGCCCAAAGCCGAGGCCCTGCAGCTCGATCTGACGAAGTTGAAGCCGCAGGAAATCCAACTGGTGCTTGCCTTCCGGGAGCTCGGCGCTACCGATCAGTCTGAATTGCTCGCAATGGCGAACAAGCTCCGGACTGGTCAGCAGAAGTCATCGGGCCGCACCACTCCCCTCGACCCTTCCTATGCCGTGCCAGTCAAGAAGACAAGGCGGAAAAGAGTCGAGAGTGAGTGAGCCTAGGTGCCGCACTCATCCCGGCCGGGCGCGATTGTCTTTTGAGACGTTGCGCGCATAAATTGCAGGCTGCAATGCACAAGCCCGCAGTGCGCGCCCAGGGCACCCCTGTTGGGCTATTGGCTCTGTGGTGCGAAGCGGAAGGGGTAAATGAGGGCCACAAGCCCTCACTGTTCATCCCGCGCCATAACATTTGTGATCAAAAAACTTAGCTGCATGCTAATATTTGCCCATGAAAAAGCGATTCCAACCAATCGATTTGACGCCTGTCAAGCGAGAACAGGTCTCCGCTGCTGAATTCGTGCGCATAGCAAAAGAACGCCCTTACGCGATTGCCCGCTCTCGCTTTGTCCCCCCTCGAATTGGTGCCAATGATTTCGGCGCCTTCGAGGTGGAATACCGCATTCCTTTGTTGCGCGAGGTCGCACACGGATGAATGCCAGAAACGGGAACAAAGGCAACAGCCCAGCTCTGCAACCGCCCACCCAGGAAACCCTGGATCGGTACCTCACCGTACAGGAGCAGCGTCTCGCCCTGGAACTCAAACAGGCCGACATTGCATTGCGTGAGCTGGATCACAACCAGAAGCTGGCTGACAAATCCATTGATGCCCAGGAGCGGGATAGGCGCCATGAGCGGGAAGAGACCTCAACGCGCCAGCGAAGAACCCAGCGCTTCTCCCTATTTATCGTCGCATTTATTCTGGCGTTCGCGGTGTACTGCATCCATGTGGGCCAGACGGCTCTGGTGATGGACATCATCAAGGTGGTCGTGGCCTTTGCAGGCGGTATGGGCTACCAGGCCTACCGGGCAAAGAACGAGAAGTCCGACGACGCGGACTGAGCGCCGTCTTTATGAATGCCGAAGCCCGCCGCGCGCGGGCTTTTTTATGCCCCTCCTCTCTCCCGGAGACTGACGCTGCGCAAGCAACCAATGATCGCGCAGCGTCGAATCGATTTCAGCGTACCGGCCATCCCTGACCATGCAGCTTGCCGACCTGCTCCCAAGTCAGCACAGGCACCATGCGCGATGATCGGTAGTGCACAAGCGCGCCGAGGGCGATAACCGCATCCAGTTCCTCCTGAGTCAGCCGGTCTGCAAGCGGCGCCAGCACGGCCGCGTACACATCGGTCACGCATCTGACCTTCGGCAGGTCTTGTTTGTGCGCCTCGATTTTGGTCAACAGTTCTTTCGGTTCCATCTCTACTCCCTCGTCATCAGCTCTGATTGTTGGATTGCGCTCGCCCGGCCACTCAGCATCTGCCGCAGTCGCAGAGGCATGAATGCTTCGCCAAACAGCAGTGTGTGGGCGCATACGCAGTACGCCGCAGCCAGCTGGCCAAGCTGCAGCGCAGATGGGCATGCGCAGCCCGTCTCCCAGGCCGACACCGACTGCCTGGTCACGCCCATAGTCTCTGCAACGAAGTCTTGCGAGAGATTCGCTGCCACACGCGCCGCCCTGAGTCTCGCGCCCAGCACTTTTTTTCGGTCTTTGCTCATGTAAACACCTGTATGTTTATACAGTGTTGCGCAGTATCTTGAGACTCGCAAGTGCAAAGGAGATTTGCGCAAAACGGCTTTGCGCAAGCCAGATTTGCGCAAATTTTCCTTGCGATCCACGCGTCTCAACTGGTAGCTACCCCTCTATCGGCTAGGTATCAGCATCAAATAATTAGTCTGACTGTTGACTATTTAAATTACTCCGACTAATATTCACACATCGCAGCAACACACCGCGAGACACCCAAGGCCCAGCGATACGGGGCCGAAGCCGACAGGACGCAAAGGCAGGGTCAGCTCCCCAGGGAGCGCAGCAGGAGTTGCAGACGCGATGGGTGCGAAGTGATCGAGCCAGCACCTCGGGTCTTTAAAAAGCAGCTGGTGTGATTGAGAGAGGCGGCGGCGTGGAGAGTCATCAGGAGTGGCTGATGGCAGCGCAGACACGCAGGCATCCGTTGGGCCGACAGCCCGCGAGGGGAAGGTGGTCGGCAGCCGCGAGGCTGAAATGCCACAACTCGCAGCAGGAGTAGCGCCCTGCCCGCCTCTCTCAATCACATCAGCCTATAAGCAGCCAATTGCCTGGTGCAGTGATCAACAGCGCCAGGCGCGCAGTGCAGCGTCTCCAGCCCCCAAAGCGGGTACACGGAGCAAGGTCGGCAGACCGAGGAAAACTGGGATTTCCGAGAGCAGCAAAGCCCACCGGTACAGCCGGCGCCGCGCCCTGAGCGACATCAGGGCAAAAACCAGAGCACTTTCACGGAGAGCGCTGCGGTTTTAGTGCGGATAAACAAAATTGCAGACCAGCCGCCTAGGTAATAGACTGCAACACAGATTCACCGCCAGGGGATATCAAACATGAGCACCTACAAGAACCTGCTTCAACAAATATTCGAGCTGGATGCCAAGATAGCAGAGGCTCACACCCGCGAAAAATCCCGCGCCGTAACGCAAGCGCGTGAGCTGGTTCAGCAATTCGGCTTGACCGTCAACGATGTGTTTGGCAAGTACACCAGCTCCGGCACCCGCACCATCACAGCTCAAGGTTCGACAGCGGCTCCCAAGTACCGTGATCCGGTCACTGGTGCCACTTGGACTGGTCGAGGCCGAGAGCCCCTGTGGATCAAAGGCAAAGATCGCGCTGCGTTTGCAATTTAAGCCTTCGCGCCCAAGCAACAGAGCCCGCTACTCGCGGGCTTTTTTACGTCCATACCAACCAATAACGACCCCAGCGACCCGCGATCGGCGCGCGGCCCAGGCAGGGGCAAGTGCCTGGGACATTTCCAAAGGGAAGCTGCCCTATGCCGAGCAGCACACGGCGCAGATAGTGATCTGCCAACCCCGGCCAGCAGGGGATTTATCAGATTGGAGAACGACGTGTAAGGGATAGAGCCACGCGGGCACAAAGCGCCGCCGCCTGCAGCGTATGCAGGGCCATGAAGCAAGCCCCGAGGCTTCCTTGATGGCAAATCGGGACCGGTAGTTGCCCACCGGCCAGGCGTGAAAGTCGACTCCCTCCAAATGCGTGAATCAAGCCGGGGCGAACACGGCAGCCATCAACCCTTTCAGCCGGGCCTGGGACGTCTCCTCCCTCCCTCTCTTTTGCTTCCCCAGGCATGCCGCAAGGCACCGGCATTTTTTCACCCAACAACCCGCCCTGAGAAATCACGGCGGGTTTTCCTTTTCCACCACCAGAGGGCGCCATGCCGAAGATCCACATCGAGAAACCCACTGTCCACATCCACATCGGCGCCCAAGCGCCCGCCGGCATCCCCGGCCTGGGGCTGGCCCTGGTGCAGGCCTGCTTGGCCGGCAGTGAAAGCGCCGCGCCTGCAGACGCTGCCGCACCCGCCGAGCGCCCCGCCATCGGCGACTACTGGCCCGCCCAGGGCGGCTTCTACGCAGGCGACATGCGCGGTGATGACTGCACGGTCTACGGCCTGATCGTGGCCGACTGCGGCACAACGCAGGACGTGGGCCGCGCCAAGTGGGGCCCGGAGGGCGTGGACAACCTCTCCCAGTGGGATGGCCTGGCCAACACCCAAGCGCTGGGAGAGAAGCACCCCGCCGCCAAGCTGGCCGCCAGCCACACCGGCGACGACCACCAGGACTTCTACCTCCCCGCACGCCGCGAGTTGCAGCTGGCCGCCGCCAACGTGCCGCACCTGTTCGGTGCCGACAGCTGGTACTGGAGCAGCACGCCGCGCACCGAGTCCTGGGCCTGGGCTGTCGACTTCGAGTACGGCTTCACGCGCCACGGCCTCCGGTGCCTCGAGTTCCGTGTTCGCCCCGTCCGCAGATTCATCTACTGATCCATTCAGTTATTTCATCCAATCCACCACCGGAGCAAGCAATGCGCACCATCCCCGCAATCAATCAGCCCTGGCCCGAACAGGGCGGCATCTACATCGGTAGCCGCCTGATCGACGGCCAGGTGCGCCACATCGTCATCCCCGGCGGCACCGAGCACGACGCCAATGGCGTGGCCTTCAAGCACATCGCCGCCAGCATCCCGGCGGAAAGCAGGCCACTGGCTGGCTGAAACACTCGGAACGCGCGCCCGCTACCTGAGCGCTGGTGGCGCGGCCTGTGCAAGGTCGTGCTCTTTCACGATCCGCGCCGAGACTACGAGCTGCAGGGCAGCGCCCAGATACTGGAGGCTGTGCCGGCACACAAGCGGCTGGTCAACGCCGGGAAGTACTCGGGCCTGCCAATCGGAAACCTGAGCAGCCAGTTCTTTGCGAACGTCTTGCTCAATGAGCTGGACCAGCACATCAAGCACAGGATCGGCGCCCGGCACTACACGCGCTACGTCGATGACATGGTGCTGCTACACGAGTCGCCACAGTGGCTCAACGCAGCCAAGGCCAGCATCAACAGCTTTCTGCCCGGGCTGGGCCTGGCCTTGAATCCGCGCAAGACCGTGCTGCAGCCCATCAGCCGCGGCATCGACTACGTGGGCCAAGTCATCAAACCGTGGCGGCGCACAACCAGGCCGCGCACGCTGCAGCAATCGTTGACCCGCCTGGAAACCATGCCGGCAGACGAGGTGTTCGCCAGCGGCAACAGCTATCTGGGCCTGGCCCGCCAAGCCGGGTGCAGCCATCACGAACAAGCCCTTATATGCCGCGCACTGCTCAAACGTGGCCATGCAGTGGAGGGGCTGCACTTGTCAAAGACATTCCGAAAGCGAGGTACCCAATGAGCTATTCACGCCGGCGCGGCACTGGCCAGAGAGCCTACGAGCCAATATCCTGGGCCGATGAACAGGAGGAGCTGTGCCTGATCCGGCAGCAGGAGGCCAAACGCGCCGCCGCCGCAGACCATCCAGAACCCCAAGCCCGCACCTAGCGGGCTTTTTCTTTAGGAGCCCTCAATGCTCAAAGCCACCCTGCCCTGGGTGCTTGCTGCAGCCCTGGCCTTTGGCCTGAGCGCTGTTGCGGGCACCAGCTACACCGCGCCGCCGCCCGACCCCGGCAGCCAGCCCGCAGCCGTGCCGGCCCAAGCCTGCCCGCCCGGGTTGGTTGGGGTCTGGATCGACAGCACCACCGCCGAGTGCCTGCGGGAGCTGCCGTGAAAGCCCTGCTCCACCTCTTTGCCTGGTCCGGCATCTGCGCCTTGAGCGTGGCTGCGGCCGGGCTTATGGCCGGCGCGCCCTACTGAATCAGTTTTTACCAAGGAGCCATCCCGCATGTCGAAGTTGATCAATCCCACCCTGAAGGCGAAGCGCCAAGCCTTCGCCGACTTTCTGGCCAACAGCGCGCCCTTCCTGGGCGAAGAGGCCACTGAAGCCCTGAACGACCTGGTGCACGCCACCACGGAGACGGGCAAGGCCGGCTCGCTGACCCTGACCATCAAGATGAAACCCATCGGCGGCAAGGCCGGCCAGATGGAGCTGGAAACCGATGTGAAGGCCAAGCTGCCGGCGCCCACCAAGGGCAAAACCATCCTGTTCACCACGCCCGACAACAACCTGCAGCGCAGCGACCCGCGCCAGCAGACGCTGGAGGGTGTGCGCGATGCCAACCAGGAATCCACCGCCCAGCAGCAGGAGCTGCGCCAGGCCCCTGCAGCCGCTGCAGCACCGCTGCGCGCCGTGGGCTGATCCCCCATTCCAACCCCTACCCCATCCACCCACATAGGAGCATCCCGTGGAATTGAACGAGATCCAGACCGAAGCCATCGCCCGCGCCACCCTGGCGGCGGCCCACCAAGAACTGCGCACTGTTGGCGCTGGCACACCCGTGGTGCTGCTGCCGGGAGGCTACACCGCGCACACGATGGAGCACCTGCTGGCAGCGCCAGCCCGCAAGAAAGGCACCACGGTGCTGAACGATGCGGAATCCTTCATCGCCGTGGTCAACGACCAGAAGGGCGAGAACACCCGCCTGTTCAGCACCATCGAGCCGCCCACCTTCACCGCCGTTTTCAACCACACGGCCCAGGGCACAGGCTGGGGCGACCATCGCGCGCACTACGCCGCCCCCCTGGCCCCCGAGTGGAAAGCCTGGACGGGCATGGACGGCAAGAAGGCCAACCAAGTGGATCTGGCCCAGTTCATCGAGAACAACCTGATCGACGTGGTGTTCATCGACAAGGCCGCCGCCGGCACCCCTGTGGGCGAAGTGGGCAGCCCCGACGGCGCGACGCTGCTGGAGGTGTGCCGCACGCTGGAAGCGAAAAAGAAGGTGGATTTCAAGTCCGCTATCCGCCTCAACGACGGCAGCACCCAGTTCACCTATAACGAAGACGTGCAAGGCAGCGCGCGCCAGGGCCAGCTGTCAGTGCCCGAGCAATTCAGCCTGGGCATCCCCGTTTTCGAGAACGGCGACAAGTACCGTGTTGATGTGCGCCTGCGCTATCGCATCAGCGACGGTGGCGACCTGGTGATGTGGCTGGAGCTGATCCGCCCGCACAAGACCATCGAGCACGCCGTCAAGGAACTGCGCGCTGCCATCGCTGCAGCCACTGACCTGCAGATCCTGAACGGCGCGCCCTCTAAGTAAGCCGCCCAACCCCATGAGCCCGGCCCCGTGCCGGGCTTTCCGTTTCCCTGGAGTCCCCATGCAACGTGCCCACGTCCTGGCGATCTATTTCCACCTACTCGAAACCGTCATCCGCAAAATCCGCCTGACCGTCGTAGAAGAAGGTGCCTGCCTGATCTGGCAAGGCGCCATCGACGCGGGCAGCCCGGTGATGGCCATGCCTTATCGCCGGTTTGGCCTTGGCAGCCAGGCACCCAGTCAGATCCGCGTGCGCACCCTGCTGCTGGAGCTGTGCACGCACAAGCGCCCGCCGGCCGGCACCACGCCCCGCACGGTGGTTGTGACCGCCACCTGCCGCAACGGGGCCTGCGTTTGCCCTGACTGCGCGCGCTACCTGCCGCGCTCTGCCCTCATGACCCGGACCATGGCCGAGATGAACCCGGTACTCAATGCCCTGCGCAAAGACCGCATCCTGGCAAAGAAGAAGGCCAGCGGCCTGCGGGTGCTGACCGACGAAGAGGCGCTGCGCATCAAAACCGAAACCGGCACCTCGGCCCGGGCGCTTGCGCGGGAGCTGGGACGGAATTTCAGCGTTGTGCACGCCTGCCGGCAGAACCGGACCTATCGCGAGCTCTCCGGCGTGCCGCACGTGGCCACCACATCCCCCTGGGCCGGCCTTGCCATCCGGGCACAGCCCACCTGACCACCAATGCACCAAACAGCCATCATCACCCTGGGCCAGATCAACGAGGCCCTGCACTTCGCCACCGTCAACGCGGCCCAGCTGGCGGAGCTGGGATTCCAGCCCCTGGATAACCGAGCCGTCTGCGAGGGCCTGCCGCCCGAGGCAGCCAAGCCGCTGCGCACCGCGCGCATCTACCCCGCAGAGGCCCTGCCCCTGATTAGCGCAGCCCTGCTGCAGCGCCTGGCCCCACATGCCGCGCCGGCCACGGCCGCACCCTGCCCACCCTTCGAGCGCAAGTGCGCGGACGACACCGAAGGCGGGGAAACCGATTAACCACCACCCGAGACCACCTATGAGCACATACCAAGAATTGCTGGCCCAGCGCGCCGAGCTGGAAAAGAAGATCGAAGCTGAACGCGCCATCGAGCGCGCCAAGGCCCTGACCACCGTGCGCGAGCTGTGCGCCGAGCACGGCATCACCGCAGACGACCTGGCGCCCAGCGCCAGCAAGGGCAAGCAGCGCGTCACCGGCGCTGTCCCGCCAAAGTACCGCGACCCGGCCACCGGCCAAACCTGGACCGGCCGCGGCAAGGAGCCCGTGTGGATCCGGGGCAAGGACCGCGCAGCGTTCCTGATCCCAGCCACCGCGTAACTGGGCCAAGCGCACAGGCTTCGGCCTGTGCCCCGTCAAAGGGCCAGTGGCACCCGGTTGCCGGCCAGGTCCACCATGCAGCAGCCGCCATCGGCCACCGCCACCGGCACGCCGAGTAAGTCGTTTTCCCAGCCGGGGCGGAACGAGTAATTCATCGTGGTGATGACGGTCTTGCGGGTTTCATTCAGCGTGTGGAACGCATCCTGTGTGAGCTCAAACCGCTGCGGGTATGCGTTGTCGTGTGCTTTCCAGTGGTCTCGCAGCGCGGTAACCATTGCGTCATAGATGTTGGCCATGGCATGAGTCTACGCCCCATGCCACATCGCCCTGCAAGACGGCTCAGGCGGCCATAGCCCCCTTGTACCGCTTGAATTGCTCAATGACCTCTGCAGCCTTTTTCATGGCCCACGATCGCTTTTGGTCATCCGCAAATGAGTTGCTGGTGAATTTCTTGTGCTGGAAATGCGCGCAAGCAAACCGCTCCAACTCCACATCATCGAAATAGAGGTCTGCAGCACTGAACCAGAGCCCATCGAAAACTGGATTGGCGGGGGAGTCTCGAATCTCAAGCCGAAACGTGAAATCACCGCATTTCAATGAAGTCGTGCGCATGTCATTTCCTCCAAAAAATTAATGACAACTGCATTTAATGCCGGAACGCAACCCCCTCCGGACATTTGTCACCCCTGAGAGCGCACCGATGGCGCCCTCGCAACAGCGGGCCGCTTCCTCCCTCTGTGACAGGGCGTCGGCCTACGCCCAGCGGGCACGTCTTTTGCCAGTCTAAAGCTGAGCAACCAAAGCCACACAACCACTGCGCGTCACCGTGGCTAAACCCAACCGCGCAAATGCAGCATCTCCGGCGCCAATGCTGCTGCGGAAGTACCAAGGAGATCTATGCGAAGTCCCAAGAAAGGCCAACAACCCATGCGGCTCCAAGACCTTGCTAACACCATCGACTGCATCCAGTGTGGCAAGGAGAAGCCAGCCTCTGGCTCTCGTCTTTTCCATGCGTGCCATGTGTGCGCTGACTGCTCACAGAAACTGGCCCTGCTTTCCGCAGCCGCTCCCAGCATGAGCAAATCCGCGCAATAAGTTCTCGTCCCATATATCACCCAGCCCCGCCACCGTGCGGGGCTTTGTCTTTCTGCACCCCATGAGCACACCCCTCGCACAACACCGCGCGCTCGAATCGCTCAAGGCGGCCCAACGCGCCTCCCTTGAACAGCGCCGCCAGCAGGCCCAGGAGGCCAGCGCCTCCACCTGGTGGAGCGAAGCCAAGCCCACGCGCTGCCTGATCTGCCACGCAGATGTCCCACACAACTACAAGCCCGGCCAAGAGCTGGCCTGCGGGCATTGATCAAGGAGAAAACCATGCCTTTCAATCACCCAGATTACGCTGGCGTACGCGCCGCTGTTAAGCAAGATATGCACCCCGTCCCAGCCCAGCACCCTGACACCGTGGCCGTCAACCGCTTTGCAGAAGAAATGGCGACCAAGATGGCACAGGCCCGCGCGAAGGGCCGTGACGGCTGGGAAACATGCCCGCCTGATGTGCTGTCCCGCATGCTGCGCGAGCACGTCGAAAAGGGCGACCCGCGCGACGTAGCCAACTTCTGCATGATGCTCTGGCACCTGGGCCAGCCCATTGCTCCAGCACCAGCGCCCGCAGCCGTGGCAGTGCCTGATGAGCGCGCCGCGTATATCCATTGGCTGACCAGCGATCACCCTACTGTCTATGACGAACAGGATGCAACGCACTGGTGGCTGCACGGTCATGTCTCTGCTCTTGCATGGCAGGCCCGCGCTGCGCTTGCCGCCACCCCACCAGCGCAGGCGCAGTCCGTCGAGTTGGAAGCCCTGCGCGACATGCTGGATACGGCGCGCATCGACCTTGACATGCTGCGCGAGGCGCTGTGCGTTCCGGTAGAGCCGCATCAATCCCTGTCTGAGCGCATGCTGGAAGCAGCCCAGGCGCAGGACGTGCAGCGGGATGCGGACATTCAGCGCGCAGTGCTGGCAGAGCGGGAGCGCATCTGTGCAGCCATCAAAGCCGAGGATGACCACTGCGTCACGCAGGGCGACTACATGCTGGATTCCGAAGACTGCATCAAGGTTGTGCGCGGCGAATGGGTTAGGCCGGTCTACGAAATCGGCAGCGCAGCACAGGAAGGCGGTGTGTGATGGCCAGAGGTAATTTCAGCGCCTACGGGGCGAAGTACAAGCCGCGTTGCAGGATTTGCATGTGCATCGTGAAGAAGTCAGAGCTTGTGCGCATCAACTACGTAAATCCGGCTCACAAGTCCTGCGCTGAAGACGCGGGCAAAGCGTACAGCCTGAATATGGTGCCTCCAACAGAGCGCGCCGCATTTGACGCTGCGCAGCGACCAGCCAGCGCAGCACAGGGGGAGGCTCCATGACCGCAGCCACACAACGCCAGCGCCGCCGGCGCAGCCTGGCTTCTTTCCTCGATACCCCGTACATCGACGGGAAATTCCGCGACTTCCACGGCGACCCGCGCCAGGCACCGAAGCGCTGGAAGCGGCTGTGGGGACGTCAATGGAAGTTCGTCATGAAGGCGAATGCAGCGAATCGACGTTATTGGCGTGCCGTGCGAAAGCGCGCCCAGGGGCAGAAAGGCCAAGCATGACAGCACAGACCTACGAAGCATGGCGCATCAGCTATCAATCCAGCGAGCATGCAGCGCGCGCAGCATTTGCCCGCGCGCAGGAACTGGAGACCCAGGCTGCACAAGCGCAGCATGCACTTCTGATGTCGGACTCAAGCAAGGTGATCAGCGAAAAGGAGCTGGACCGCGCTTTCGCTGACACCAACTTCGGCACGACCGACCACCGGGGAATCTTGCACACCGCCATGCTCAAGAAGGCCTGCGGATACCACTGCGGACACACCATCACCGAGATCATGAAAGAGCTGCGGTTGATCGGCCACAAGGGCGCGTTGCTGAAGCGTGGGATCGAGTTCCTGCGCGCCTCGTATCACAAGCAAATGCTGGACGGGGCCTGAAGGCGGGTGTCGATCACCGCCCTACCGCAGCCCACCGCGCCGTGTTCCTGCCTCCAGGAACGTGAGCAGCGCCAGCACCAAAACAACCAGCCCCGCACGTCGGGGCTTTTTTATTCACAAGGATCAGGGAAGAATCATGGCCCCATCTTCGGCAGACGACGATCTGTTCTTGACCGACGACCAGCTGCGGCGGTGGTGCGGCAAAAAGTGGAAATCGCTGCAAATTGCCTGGCTCAAGGCTGAGGGCATACCATTCCATGTTGCCCTTGATGGCCGCCCTCGGGTTGCCCGGGCAGCTCTCCAAGGCAGCAAGGCTGCAGTTCCGGCCGCGCCCCGCGGCTGGGTGCCAAACGTCATGAGGGCCTGAAAATGGGACGCAAACCGAGCCGGTGGACCAATTTGCCCAAGGGCATGCGAGCTCGCGTGCGCGGCAAGAAGACCCACTACTACTACGACACCGGCGGCAAGCCCAGGAAGGAAATCCCTCTGGGGTCTGACTACATCGCCGCGGTCCAGAAATGGGCGCAGCTCTCCGAAACGTCGCGCCTGGACCTGCAGCGCTACACCTTTGTCGACCTGGTGCACGACTACCGGATCAAGGTCATGCCAACGAAGGCGCCTCGCACACAGGTGGACAACGAGCACGAACTGACGTGGCTCCTGCGCTTTTTTGGCAACCCACCGGCCCCGCTGGACAGCATCGAGCCGCTGCACATCCGCCAGTACATGGATTGGCGGGTATCTGAGGCACGCAATGCCCTGGTCGTGAAAAACGCCCAGCGGGTGGCGCAAGGGCTGCAGCCAGTGCCCATTCCGGTATCCCCTGGCCATGTGAGAGCCAACCGGGAGAAGGCCCTGATTTCCCACATGTGGAATTTCGCCCGCGAGCACGGCAAGACCTCATTGACCAATCCCTGCGCCGGCGTGCGCAGCTACAAGGAATCGGGGCGCGACACCGTTGTCGAATCGGCTGCAATGCAGGCGGTGCTGCAGCACGCGGGCAAGCCTCTGCAGTTCGCCCTGCGGCTGGCACGCCTGACCGGGCAACGTCCTGCGGACGTGCTGCGAATGAGCGAGAGCCACGTATCGAACGGCTTTCTGCATGTCACTCAAGGAAAGACGGCGGCGAAGCTGCGCATTGAGCTGACCGGGGCACTGGCTGAACTGGTCGATGAAATGCGAGCCTACAAAGCGCAGTTCAAGGTGCACGCAATGCAGTTGCTGGTCAACGAGAAGGGGCAGCCGCTCACGACGGCGATGCTTCGCACGCGCTTCGATGCAGCACGGGACGCCGCCAAAATTCCGAAAGACGATTTTCAGTTTCGGGATCTGCGGGCGACGGCGGCCACCGGCCTGGATGAATCCGCCGGCCTGCGCGCGGCCCAGGCGCTGCTGGGTCACACGACGGAAGGAATGACTGCAGATTACGTCCGCCACCGCTTGGGCAAGCGGGTCCAGCCGGCGCAGTGAGCCGCAGGAATTGCGGAACACAAAGAAAAATTGCGGAACACAGTGGCCTGTGATCCGCAATTTTTGCTATCTACTCAATAGCACAGGGGTGAACGCCTGCGCTACAAAAATGGTGCCCCGAACCGGAGTCGAACCGGTATGCCCGATTAAAGGCGGCGGATTTTAAGTCCGATGTGTCTACCAATTTCACCACCGAGGCCACGCCAGCCAGGCTGTCGTGTGTCTGGTTCAGACAGCGGCCAAGCATACCGCAGCATGCACCGGCTGTTGCCCTTCTGCCAACCTTCAGGACAGATAGAAAAAAGGGAAGCCTGAGCTTCCCTTTTTCAAAGACCTGGAGCGGGAAAACGGGTTCGAACCGTCGACCTATACCTTGGCAAGGTATCGCTCTACCAACTGAGCTATTCCCGCAAATTTTTTGGAGGCGCGAACCAGAGTCGAACTGGTCTAACCGGATTTGCAATCCGGGGCATAACCGCTTTGCTATCGCGCCATCGCAGGATGTTT